TATAGAGGACCTAGCTAATAAGACTGGTGCTTTACAACCTTCCCAGTATCAAACTGATATGTTTATTTCTCAATTAGATCGCAACGGCGCAGTTCTAAAACAATATAAATTATTAGGTGCCTTCCCAGTTGATCTTGGAGCAGTAGGTTTAGATTTCGGATCCAACGATCAGTTGTCAACTTTTGGCGTATCATTTCAGTATCAATCTTTTGAATTCTCTAATAATCCTGCACAACAATTGGTCAACGCAATTACATCATTAGGTTAATTTTTAAAAAGTGAATTAAATTATGGCTATTAAACTATTTGGCTTTACTATTGGTAAAGAAGATGAAGAACCTCCTATAGATAGAAAACTACAGGGGTTTGCTACACCTGTTTCTGACGATGGAGCATCCACTGTACAAGCAGGAGGATATTTTGGGACGTATGTTGACTTAGATGCAACTGCAAAATCTGAATATGAACTTATTACAAGATATCGTGAATGCTCAATGTATTCTGATGCATCTGCAGCAATAGATGAAATATTAACTGAAGCAATTGCTGCTATAGACGATGAGGCTGTAGTACAAATTAATTTAGATAGATTAGATATTCCTGACGATATTAAAGATACTATTCTTGATGAATTTAATTCATTAATTAAAATGATTGAATTTGATTCAAAAGGATTTGATTATTTTAAAAGATGGTATATAGATGGAAGATTATATTTTCAAAAGATTATAGATACTAAAAATCCTAAGCGTGGGATTTTAGAAACAATAGTGTTAGATCCAAGAAAAATAAAGAAGATACGCGAAGTTAAAAAAGAAAAAGATAAAGATAGCGGCTTAGAAGTTATTAAATCTGTTGAAGAATATTTCTTATATAATGAAAAAGGTATTACATATAATCCAGGATTTACTACTCTTGCAGCAAATCAGGGTATAAAAATTTCGTTAGACGCTATTACATTTGTACCTTCGGGTATGATGGATTTGGATAAAAATGTAGTTTTAGGGCAATTGCATAAAGCAATTAAACCTGTAAATCAATTAAAGATGATGGAAGATTCTTTGGTTATTTACAGACTTGCAAGAGCTCCCGAAAGAAGAATATTTTATATAGATGTGGGCAATTTGCCAAAATTGAAAGCAGAGCAATATTTAAAAGATATTATGGCTCGTTATAGAAATAAGATTGTATATGATTCCAGTACCGGGGAAATTAGAGACGATCGTAAATTTATGTCTATGTTGGAAGATTTCTGGTTGCCTAGAAGAGAAGGTGGAAGAGGTACAGAAATTACTACATTACCTGGCGGAGAAAACTTAGGGCAGATTGATGATATTAATTATTTTCAAACTAAGTTGTACCAGGCATTAAATGTTCCGTTATCAAGATTGCAACCCCAAACAGGTATATCGTTTGGTAGAGCAACAGAGATTACAAGAGATGAATTGAAATTTGCTAAATTTATCGGTAGACTCAGAGTAAAATTTAATGAGTTATTCAATGATTTGTTAAAGACCCAGTTGTTGTTAAAGGGTGTTTTAACAGAAAAAGATTGGAACTCAATAAAGAATGAAATAGATTACAGATATGCCCAGGATCAGTATTTTGAAGAAATGAAAAATGCTGAGAATTTGAGAAACAGAATTGATCTGTTAAATCAAATTCAACCTTTTGTGGGAGCATATTACAGTCAAGAATATGTTATGAAAAATGTTTTGAGAATGTCGGATAAAGAAATGAAGGAGATGAAATCTCAAATAGAGAAGGAACCTCCACCGCCACAGATAGGAATGCCCGGCATGCCGCCTGGCCAATTACCTCCTGGGCAAGAATTACAGTAACAGCAATAAATAATGATTATAGGAGAAGTTATGGAATCAACAGTTATACAATCTATGGTAGACAATATTATTAACAATCAACAGGCAGATGCTGTTGAAAAATTTAATGAGATTATTGCAAGTAAAGTGTCAGATACGTTAGAGGCAAGAAAACAAGAAATTGCAGCCTCTATAGGAACAGAAAAAGAACATGAAGAAGTTTAACGAACTTAGAGAACAGTATTTAGAAGAAAAGCTAAAGGCATCTGATCCTGCCGGAACGTACATTCACGATTTTGTACATTCCGACAATCCAAAATTTGCAGGCAAATCTAAAGCCAAACGAATCCAAATGGCGTTAGCTGCTTCTTATGCTGCTAAGGGAAAATCTCGTAATGAAGATGTTGATCAAATTAATGAACTATCAAAAACAACTCTAGGTTCATACGTCAAAAAAGCATCTCAAGATGCTGTGATTAATCGTAAAATTGGAGCCGATTTTGAAAATCGAGCATCCAAGGCAAGAAAGCCTGATATGAAAAATGCATCTACTTCATTAGCTGACAGATTTAAATCTAAGTCACGCCAACGTATTCGTGGTGTTACTAAAGCAGTTGATCGTTTAAGCAAATAAGAGGAACACATGGCAACAACAAGAACAATTCTTAAAAAAGTTAGACAACAGGCAGTTGTAAAAATAATAGGGGATGGCTTAGCAAATATTACAAGTGTAGATCTTGCTGTTGCTGACGAAACTGTGGATCAACCGAATGTTCAAATGAATATTACAGGTGTAATGTGGTCTACCCCTGGGTCTTTTCCTATTGTTGTTTCTCGTAATAATACAGCAACATTGTATCTTAATGGAAATGATAACTGGTCTATGAATCAAATGATGGGATTCGTAGATACATCTAATAATAATTCTAATATTACTGTTACGATGCCGGCGAACTCTTTAGTATATTTTACTATTTCTAAGCCAGCAGGTTATATTGAGCCTAATCAGCAAATTAAGAAGTAAGGAATTTTAATGAGACTAATTAAAGAAGTTGCACAGGATTTAAACTACCTTGTAGAAGATAAACAAGGTGGCGGTAAGAATATTTTTATCGAAGGTATTTTTGCTCAAGCAGAAAAACCAAATAGAAATAATCGTTCTTATGGTAAAGGTATAATGGAACGCGAGGTAACTAAGTATCAAACTGTGATTGATGAAAAGCGTTCATTAGGGGAATTGGGACATCCCGAAAATCCTTCAATTAATTTGCATCAAGTTTCCCATCTAATTACCGGTCTAAAAATGGAAGGTAATGATGTATATGGCAGAGCTAAAATTTTAGATACGCCTATGGGAATCATTGCTAAAAACTTAATAGAAAATGAAGTTCGTTTGGGCGTATCAACTAGAGGTCTAGGATCGTTAAAATTGAACTCAAACGGAATCAACGAAGTGCAAGATGACTTTCATCTGGCAACCGTAGATATTGTTGCCGATCCTTCTGCACCCGATGCTTTTGTGCAAGGCATTATGGAAAATGTAGAATGGATTTGTGAGAATGGTATTTGGAAAGCAACACAAATTGAGGCTGCACAAAAAACAATTAAGAAGGCTTCTGCCAAGGAATTGGATGAAGTTAAATTAAAAATATTTGAACAATTTGTAAATCAATTGTCTAGGTAACTAGAATTATAAATATTGATTGAGTATATTCATACATTTAGGAGACACTAATGTCAGTAGAAAGTAAAGTTAAGGAATTGCTAGAACGCGTAACTGTTAAAGCTGCTTCTTTAGAAGAAGCAGGTCCAATGGTACCGACTAAGCCAAAAGATTCCACAATCAAACCTGCCAATGCTGGCGATAGTGGTAATCCCAAGCAAGGCGACTCTCAAGAAGCAAGTCACGATGACCGCGATGAAAAAGATGCTAACCAAGGATCTATTACTGCAAAAGGTATTTCTAAAAATACTATTGCAATGAAGGGTCCAGTAGGGGATGCACCTAATTTCACCACTGTTCAAAGTTTGTCTTCTATCCCTCAGAACACCGGCAATCATATGCAACACGGTGAAGAAACAGAACCAGATGAAAATCTAGAAGTTGTTTCGGAAGAGGAAGAAACCGAAGAAGAAACAATCGAAGCTCAAGAAACAGTTATTGAGCCAATTGATTTATCTCCAATCTTTGGTGAAGGCCTATCAGAAGAATTCAGAGAAAAAGCTACATCGATTTTTGAAGCAGCAGTTATTGCTCGCGTAAATAACGAAATGGAAAAAGTAGCAGCGTCCTTAGAAGAAAAATATGCAGAAGAATTTGATGTATATAAGGAAGGCGTAGTAGAAAAAATCGATTCATATCTTAACTATGTAGTTGAGAATTGGATGGAAGAAAATAAATTAGCGATAGAAAATGGTCTTCGTACAGAAATTGCGGAAGATTTTATGTCGGGACTCAAGGCGCTCTTCAAAGAACATTACATTGAAGTGCCTGAAGAAAAATATGATGTAA